CTCGATCAGCTCGACGAGGGAAACGTCGGCAACCGGGATAATGTATTGTAGGATGACTGTTCGGTCGGGAGCCTCTTTAACAATAAAGTCTGTTATCTCGACCGTACCGTTAAGGACGACCTTTGCAATGCGCCCGTCAACGTAATCGGCGACATCACTTAAAAACTGAGCAGTTATCATTTAACGACGACCTCCGATCCGTAAGAGGCAAAAGGCTTTCGTCCGAGCAGCCACGTGCCCCTAACTTTGTAATTCCAATCGATCTGTTTCATGGAAATATGTTCCTCCATGCCGACAGCGCCGGAAATCGATGTGTTTTGCTGATAAATGAGATTGGCCGGTTTGACCGTCTCTATGGTGTACTGTACCTCGCGGAAGACGTTGGCGTTTTGAATGTTGGCCGTCACATACAGAACGAAGGTCTCCACATCAACCGAGACGATAGTCAGCCCCGGTCCGACGAGTTGGTCGAGTCGTTGCTGCAAATATCGCAGCGTAAACGGCGGCTTGGTTGAATAGCGGTTTACGATTCGGCGACGGCGGAAGTCGAGCGTTTCGACGGACGGGTCTGCCTGGATGCCAAGCATCTTTTCCCGGCGCTTAATCGCATCGATGTTGGAGGTCATGACAAATTGATCGCTGAATAGCTGGTCGACTGCGCCGGCGGCAAGCTGCAGCTCATCGTTTTCAGATTTGGCCAGCTCGACAAAGTCCTTTATGTCCGAGTAAAACGAGGGCCAATACTCTTGAATCGGTTTACTCATTGATCGTCACCGTCCCAAGCTCAGGAATCTCGTCCGCGGCAAGCGTTAGATTGGCAGCCACGCCATTAATCTCGGTATCGGTCACGTCCTCCACGCCCTGCACAGTGAGCATACGCGCATCGATCTGTGCCGTCCGGACGATGAGCTGCTGCTGGTTTGCCCAGTCTTGCCGCAGCTCCAACAAGTACGCGTCGATGACCGACTCCACGTCCGCCTGCACCTGTCCAGGCGTAACGCCGCTGGCCAGCGTCAAAGTCGTCTCAATGCTGATCTCTTCCCCGGATACTCCCGTGATCGTCACTTCGTGGCCGATCGGAGCCAGCCCAATCCCTTGACCACTGTTAACCGTCGGATCAATGGCGGTCTGCACGTCATTGATGAGCGACGGTGACGGAGCTGACCAGTCAGCGGCGATGATCGTGCATTTGACCGTCCCGCCGCCGGCCCAGGCCGGGTAGACCTTCGTAGCGCCGACACCGGATATCGCGTTAATCTTCTGCTTATAATCGGCCACGTTTCCGCCGAAAGCCGGTTCGTTTACCGCAATATAAAAACGTTCGCGCAACGCCTCGTCTGTCTCCTCGTCTTCTCCCGGCACAAGTACGTCCGTCAGTTCCGCACTCTCGAGCCCGGTAATGCTCGTGATTGGCAGCAAGTCGCCGAACTTTTGGTTACCGGCGACGCCGGCGGTCTCACACTCAAGCCGGAATGCCCCGGTAGAGATTTGAGCCACCACGATGTAAGTCAGCTCCTCGATCGCATACCGGCTGCCAATCGGCACGTTCAAGGGCGCGCCGCCAGTTCCGTAGAATAGCCCTTTCCGGATCGCCTTAGTCGCAGCTCGCCGATTAATCCCAAACTCAGCCGTCCGCCGAGACAAAAAATCTCCCGCCGCGGAGTCCGCAAACGAGAGATTGTAATTGATATCGAGATCGATATAGAGCTGCGCGAGCTCGGCCGCCGCCGGCGCCAGTGCGTCGTAGATGACGCTGCCCTCCCGCTTGTCCAGGTCATCAGGGACGCGGTCAAGCATCCGTTCCAAAATCGCATCATAAGTCTGCAATTCATACACCATTGCTCACCTCCTGTACAAAGCTTCCTTCCGTAGAAACGACGAGGAAAATCGCCGTCAGGCTGTCTCCTTCAACAGTCACTTGCATATTCTGAATCGCGTTAATGCGGTCATCCTGCAGCAACGCTTCCTGGATGATGCGGGACACCTCCGAGCGGGCGTACTGCGGATTGCCGCCAAGAACCGAGCTCAATTCGTGACCGTAATTGAACGAATAAATCTCGTGAATGAACCGGTCAGATTGTAAGATTTTAACCACCGCTTGCTTAACCGCGTCCAGTCCATCCGTTTTGCCGACGACGCGCCCACGAGCAAAGTCCAGCTTATACGTGCGGGATGGCTGAGCAACCTCTTCCATTTCCGTTTCCGCGATTGATGCACCGACCGGAATCATGAATCCACCACCTTGTCCAATATGACGTATTGTTGGCCACCTTGAGCGCGCAGAAGCACGACTCTGTCGCCTGGCTGCAGATCATCTCGCACCGGGTAATCTATGCCACCTATCGTCACCTTCAGCGGCAGCGTTGCGGCAGTTCGGAGTAAAAACTCGGACGTGAGTGTCAGGCGCTGATCCACCGTAACCGCGAGCGGTGATACGCTCTTTACCGTGCCGATCCGGACGGCAACCGGCGCGGACGCGTCCATCGCCCCCATGCTTGCCTGCTTAATTGCTCCCATTAGTTTTTCGATGCTCATATGACCTTCAGCTCCAAACTCATGGTGTGGTCTCCGCCGTTGAACCGGTGATTGCAAGAATCGACCAGAAACGGCTGCTTAATGTCCTTCTCGCTTATCACAATAGGTACATAGCAGCCGGCACGCACCCTGATATCGCCAATTGCATCAATCTTCAACGTGCGCGCCTCCCTGTTCTTTATCGCGATCAACGAGTTTAGCAACTCGCTGATCTGTGCATCATTCATATTTTCATCCACCGATTGGCTGAGTTGCAGCACACCCCACCTGGCCATGCTCGCACTGTCTTGGGTGATGTACGTGTCTCGCTTACCTGACTTTTTATTGTCCCGATAGAGTTTGACCCTGTTGAACGTGTCGCTGTCGATTGAGCGCTCAGAGTTGTAACCAGTCATGAGGCTGCGATCACCGACGATGAATTCCAGCAGCATGCTCTCGGATTCGCGAAGTGCAAGCGCGCCAAAGTCGTCGTACAAAAGATAGTTGCGGCCCCCATTAATCAGCGTCAGGTCGAGCGCCTTGCAAATGATGTCAATCAGCTTTTGGTTGTCCTCAAGCATCGTGGGGATTTGGTATCCCGTTTCATCCACCTGTCCGAGTTTCAACCCGAAGTCACCGGCGATCCGCCGCAAGATTTCGGCTGCTGTTGCTCCGGTGAAAGAGTAGGTGTCGCTGTTTTGCAAATAGCGGATCTGATCATAGCAAAGCAGTTTAACGGCCTCGCCGTCACCTTCGGATATCTTAAATACGTAGCCGAAAAAAACATTGACGGCATTATAACGAAAGCTGATTACATCTCCTGTGTTGATCTTAAAATCCTTTGCTTGGTAGATGCCGTCCCGGACGAGTGTAAATTCAAGGCTACCCGGTCGGCCGATCCGCGACGTCTTCCAGGTGATATCGGCAGCAATCCCGGACAAGTCCCATATGACGCCTTCTTTATTGTCCAACAGCAGCTCAACCACGATAATCTCCTCCTTCCTACGTCGGCAGCTTCAGCACCTTGCCCACCTTCAGCGTCTTGAGTTGCGCGTCGGTTAGTCCGTTAAGCTTCTGGATCTCCTTCCACCGACTCCCGTTCCCAAGCACACTCTTAGCCACCTTCCAGAGCGTATCTCCTGCGCGCAGCGTATACGTCTTCGGCCTCTCCCGATCATCAGGACGAGGATTGTCTGCATTAGTGAGATTCTGGCCCCCGCCTGCAGCCGCTGGCTTAACAGTCAAACGCCTTGCAGCGTAAAACACGTACTTCCGCAGCGTAAGCGAGTATTCGATGTCTCCCAAGCTGCCGGCCGACTCCTTCCAATCGAAGGACTCAATGCTAACCGCAGCGTTGATATCGAACGTATCCCCGGTAAAAACAAAACGGATGGGCCGCTTAGTGGCCATCCATCTTGTAATGTAATCTACGTAAGGATTAGTTTTCACCTTAACACTGGACTCGTTCGCCGATGTCAATGTCTGCAGCAGCGGAACGTCGACGAACGGATAGCGCTGCGCTGGGAAGATGCTGCTGAACCGGTACGTCGTCAGCTTCGGGTGCTTAATCACATTGATTTCGCCGAGCTCCACGATGTCGTATGTCTGCCCCTTGCTTCCGTCGCTCATCTCGATGCTGCTCGGGTTAACCGGGAGTTGGAAACCTTCTTGCTGATTGTTATACGAGAGCCAGATGCCGTAGGCCATTACGCATAAACCCCCCGCGCGCCTGAAGCGATGGATTCGTTCAGTTTATCGGTTATGTTATCGATGATCTCATCCACCGATCGTCCGTCCTGACGAACATGAGTGTCGCCGAAACTTAACTGAGGCGTCAACGTGACAAAGTTCTGGATGTTCTTCATCTCGGCCAACTCGCGCATCATCTTCAAATCCTCGCTGGAAATATCAACTGAGTCTTTGATTTTTCCAACTTCGCCGACTTTACCAATATTATCGATTTTCGGAATGCTCCCTTGATAATCAAAGGGACTGTCTTTTCCGGCATTTTTCTGCGCCTGCTCCGCTTCCTCGGCCAAACGTTTAGCCTGACGATTTTCAAGCATGTCCTTTACCTTTTGTTCGCGGGCTGCCGCTTTCTCTGCGGCGCTGGCTTCCATTGCCTTGACAGCATCCTCTCCGGCTTGGCGAATTGCCTCGGCTTCTGCGGCAGCTGAAGCAGCAAACTCAACATGACTAATGGTATCCATCGACACACCTGGTATTTTTTTTAGCTTTTCAATGAGCCAATTGATCCTATCGATTGTCCCATTAATGAGGTCTTCCATAACCTGCAGTGATTTCACCTTCGCAGTTTGAAATGCATTCGTTATGCCATTGCCGACCCGAGTAAAAAAGATCGGAACCTGATCGAAAAAGTTGAGGATGGTGTTCCACGCCCTCATTAGCCCCGCAGCAAATTTATCATTGGTCTGCCAAAGTCGGACGAGCCAGAGAACTAGAGCAAGAATCAATGTGATAATGAGAATCATGGGATTCATGTTCATGATTGCATTTACAATGGCCTGACCAATTGCGACTAACTTCAGCGCGGCATACATACCCAATAATGCTCCGCCAACGCCGGTTAGGATCGGCTCAATAGTCGACCAGTTGGCAGATACAAAATTGTACACACTGGACATTGCAGTTAAAAGCGTATTCGTTACTTCGGCAGCTTGCTGAATCGCTAGGCTCAGATTGTGTCCGAACCTAACTCCCGCATCACTGTTGAGGAAAGCATTAACTCTCTCGATGATCGGGCCAAACGACTGCAAGGCGGTGTTTTTGGCTTCGGTCCAAATGTCACCAAATGTCCGTGGCATCTTTGAAAATTTAGTATTGATATCATCTGCAGCGGCGAACATTGCGCCCTTGATGATGTCTGCAGTAATCGTTCCTTCAGCGGACATCGTCTTTAGTTCTCCTTTGCTCTTCCCAGTAAAATCAGCGATCGCTTGAGCAAGCATCGGGGCGTTCTCCATGATAGACCGAAATTCATCGCCCTGCAGCTTACCTGCAGCCATCGCTTGACTGAGCTGATACATACCGGCTTGCTGTTCCATAGTTGAGCTTCCGCCGACCCGAAACGATTTTTGCATAAGCTCCGAAAATGCGATTAACTCATCATTGCTCGTAAAAGAGTCAGCCGCCAGTGTGCCCATACGGCCGATAACACCGGCCATAGCCTCGTAGCTTCCCCTGGCACGATCGGCAGCTGCAAACACTTCGGATTGGAGCTCGTCCGTCGTCTGAAGGCCGTCATTGATCAGATCCAACCGGGCCTTAGCATTAATATATTCATCGCTGATTCGCATGGCGGATCCAACGCCGGCAACCGATAAGACACCCGCAGCCAGACCACCAAGACCTCCGAAGCCTCCTCCTCGACCGCCGCCTGAGCCGCCTCCTCCACCTCCGCCACCGCCTCCCCCGGGCGGCGGGATGTTCCGCACGGCTTGGTCTAGTTGTCGAACCAAGGTGATGAGCTGACTGAGCAGAGTTGTGATGTTGCTGCTCAAGTGGATCGTCGCTGTTATTGTCCCAATTCGAGAAATAATCCGGTTCCTGAGCGCTTCTGCCTGGGTAATCGCTCGGGCTGTATTTAGGCGTACCCGCACCAGTATGGGCGGCACATGTAGACCACTCAACGCTGAGCTAATTCCTGTTGTGACCACCCTCACCGGGACAGAGATAGGAGCTACGTGGATACTCCTTAACTGTGCGTTGATCGCCGCCGCATTGATGTGCACTGCAAGAGTAGATGGTCGTTCAATCAGCCGTCTCATCCGTTCCAGTGCCACAATCACTGTGTTAACTTGGTTAGTGACCTTCTGCAACGGAGTTGAGAACCTTTCCATTAATTTTAGAGTCGTCGATATCGTTGGCACTTATCGCACCTCCCGACTAAATAAAAAAAACACCCCGTTAACGGGGGGCGGCGTAAAAAAACTATATCTTCGAAAGAAGTTCCTTTTTCTTTTCATTGTATTCGTTTTCCGTAATATAACCATTATCCTTGAGTTTAGCTAACTTCTCGATTTCTTCCGCAGCAGATGTCGGTGCGGCTGCAGTTGTTGAATACCTTCTGTGCTCAACTTCACTTTTTATTTTTTCAAACTGCTCATTTGATTTCCTTGTAAATACAACTGCATTTTCGTCATTAATTGCATCTTTCAGATTTCCTTGTTTCTCGGCAGCTCCGCCGAAGCAAAAACGAATAAATCCATTTCCACCTAGTACTGAAGCTTTTTTAAGTTGAACAGATGTAATTGCACTAATCGGAATTGATTTTTCTCCGGAGGGACCACTTCCCAATTTCGCAAGAAAACCCGTAAGACCCTTTCGTTTTATCACAATCATAGAATTGGTTATCTCGATTTCGCCATTCATACCAGAAGCAAGCACAAGCAGTCCCTCCTGCATATTTTTAGGGACATTTTACCACATTATGTGACATCAGGATACAATAAAAAAACAATAGCAATATATATTGTTGGTTAACTATTTCTTCTTTAACTTAGCGGCATCTTTCTTATCATTATCGATCTTCATATCAATGGCGGCCATTACGAAGGCCCGTTCCTCTCGCGAGAGCGAAAGGAACTCGTTCGGCCATTTGTGAAACTTATGGAGGACGTAGTAGGCATAGTTGGCCTCGCTATCGCCCTCCTGAATCAGTTTTTTGCCTCTTCGACCAAATCTTCCATATCAACATCGAAGCCGCTGAGCTCCTGGATCTTGCTGGCCAGCGTTGTCACTTCGCCTGCAAGTAGCACGCGTTGCACGTACTCTTCAGGAGTGCGGCAGCCGAGCTTTTTAATACTGTCGGCATCCTTAAAATCCGGAACCACCGTATGGTTAATGACCATTTTCAGATTAAAGCGCTGCGCGTCAAACTCAACCTTACGGCTCTTTCGGATCTCCGTGCTGGCTTTACGAATTCCATCAAAATCCTGCGACGTCATCGCACGGATGGTAAACTTCAACGGCTTCCCTTCAGAGTCCTTAAACCGCGGAGATACTACCACTTCATCGGTCAAGTTATCGACCGGGTTCAAATTGAGGAAATCTTGCAAACTCATGTTAACCGCTCCTTATCATAAATGGGTGCCGCTTAAGCGCCCGAAATAGAATTGAACAAATCCGGCAGATCGTAGTCGCTGAACGTGAACGGCATTTCTTCTTCCAACATATCATCACTGGTTGCATCGAACTTCGCGGCGATGATGCTGTCCAAGTTACATTTTAATAGGTTGGCCGTCTGCTTGCCGGTTCCCGATGTCGGATCCTCGTTAGTGATTTGCAGATCGAACCAGAAATCCTTCCCGGTCTTAACAAATTCCCGCATCAACTGACGGAATACAGATGTCACGTAATAGACAGTCATCGTGCCGCTGCCCTTCCAGCCGGCAGAACGTTGAGCGGTATTTGTTCGACCCAGGATCGGCACATCGACTTTATTCTTCTCGATCGTGGCTTCAATGGTTTTGGCGTAGAACAGCTCCTCCACCCGGCCGTTGATCGTCGCAAAAGCCGTAGCCTGCTTTCCGCTGATCGCATCGCTTTCTCTGAAAAACATCTGGCATCCTCCTTCCTATTGAACGGTAATGGTCATGTAAATTTTTTCGATGCTGTCCACCGGCTGAATATCCGCTTCGATCAGAACGGCGTCGACGTCGTTGCCGGCCGCCACGGAAATGTCCGCCTGGCTGTCGAAGTTCTGAATGGCGTTGATATTCTGAAGCGAGGTCAGGTAATTCGCGCATTCCGCCCGGAGCAGGTTCCGCCCGTCAGCATTGTTCGACACCTTACCAATGTAGAACTGCGAGAAGATCCGGACAAAGTCGTTATTGATGCCGTCCAGCACACGAATAACACGGTTCTTCGAAAAAGCCTTACCTTTGTCCGGCGTGAACGAAGTAAGGGAGTTAATGTCCTGCTCCACGACCGCTCGTCCGCCGTTCGGTGTGAAGACGAATTCGCCCGCCTGCAGCGCGGCAATGATCTGGCTATTGGTGTACCGAGTGGTCACGTCCACCGCGCCCTCGTAGGCCGCATACGTCAACGACTCGTTCACCTCGGCTCCCGCCGTCGCGCCGGCCACCCAAGCCGTCGCCTGCGCCGATGTGAGCACCGTGCCGTCGTCCAAAATGACGCCGTTTTTGACCGAGATCACGCCTTCGTAGTCGGCAGACGGGTAATTCTCCAACACAACCTGAACCTTCTTGCCTTCATCGTCCCTCAGCCGCTTCGCGAAAGAAACGAACGCTCCCTTCGCCGTGACATCCGTCGACGGCAGTGCAATCGTGTTAAAGTCCTGCGCCTCGATCGCGGCCAGATAGTCGAGGTAGTCCTGATTCGTGGCCGTACCGTCGGATCCGCCGGTCAACGGAGCGCCGGCCGTAGCAGCGAGTGTGCCAGTCCCCGAGAATACGACCCAATCGTTTGAGACGAGCCCCGCAATGTTGGCCACCGTCTGGGAGTCGACTTCATCGCCGTTCAGGAGCGTCCTCACGTCGAACAGTTCTTCGTCGTCGACGTTCTCCACGATCACGACCGTCAGATCGTTCCCGCGGACGCCGCCCCATTTGGCCGTAACCGTTAGGTTGCCGCTGGTTGCCGCAGCTTTCGTACCGGTATTGACGCGATACAACAGCAACTTCTGGGAGCGCTTCAACGCTTCCCGCACGAGCAGCAGCGACGGATCCGTGATCGGATAACCCAGCTTCGGCATCGTATCCTCTCCGGCTTCGATCGTCGTGATCACCTTCGGCTCGCCCCACGGAAGCAGCAGCGGGATCGACACAATGCCGCGTTCGCCCAGCGTCCCTAACGCTTTAGGCGCGGTCACGATATTCGTGTAAACGCCAGGGCGCACTTTATTTTGTACAGTCCAGTTTCCACCGGCCATCGCTTACTTCGCCTCCTGCTTCAAATATTTGTCGAGCAGCTGCGCGGCTTCGGCGACGGAATAAGACTTGCCATCCTGCAGCAATGCCCGTAGATAGTCCTTCTGCTGCGGCGTGTATCGCTTGGATTGCAGCAGGTTGGTCTTGCTATGTTTCGCCGGCTGTGTGCCGGCATCGTCTGCTTTACGGCTCATCCTTAATCCCTCCATGCTGTTCGAGCGTCTCCATTGCCGGGTCATATGGCCGTGGCTCCCACACGAACAGCGAATATGTGACCCAGAAGTAGAGCACCTCATTTTTAATTTCATATCTCATGTCGAGCCCGTCACATGGGCGACCGCCAACCAATATCCGAGCCAAAGCAGCGGTGAGCTGCTCGGCCATGCTATACATTGCATCATTCTTTCGGTCGACCGCAAAATAACGGATGACGAACGGATGCCGGCGCTTATATCGGCGACCCAGCTCCCGCGTATGCCCTGGTTCCAGCAGACGGACGTAAAAATACGGCGCCTCGAGTCCTTGCGGGATCTCCTCCCCGGAAATCGGAATATCCGGGAAGGCGGCATCGAGAGCAACATGAACCGCGTACCGGACCGAGTTGAAACTGACTTGCGACAATGGCATCACCTCAAAAAACGATCAATAAAGCGCTGCATCTCGCGCTCCATGATCATTGGTATCTCACGCTCCAATAGCTCGCTGGAGATCAGGAGCATAAACTTGCCTTCCACCCAGCCGTTCCGTGGTCCGACGTACATTCCTGCCGGTTCTCCCTTCGGCGGGCTGTAGTTAGGGATATAATAGAAGGTATTGCCCACCCATTTTCCCGGAACCCAATGTGCTGCGAAGCCGTTTTCGACGTAAAACGAGTATTCTTCAGTGTTATGGACCTCGATCTCGTAACCGTCTCCCGCCGGACGCAACTCTCCAAGCGTCCACCCCCGGCGCAAAGCACCGTTACTGGACGGTGTACGCATAACGACATCCGCCAGCATCTCATCAGCAAGATGATAGAGGCACTTCCGCAAAAAATCCGGAAAGTGCCTCTGAATGTCCACTAGGTTGTCACGGAATTTTACAAGCTGAGAAAAATCGAAGCTCCCTAGGTTAGCCATTTCGATGCAACCTGATAAGCGCACCAGTGATCATGTTAATAGCCTGCTCCTCAGCGTCTGCCAGCGGACCGGTCAACTCATCCGTAAACGGCCAGAGATGAATATGCAGTAACTCATGGACAAGATGTCGTTCCATGTCCTGAGGGTTCACATTTTCCCGGTCATAATCGTTTGGATCAATAATCCGAATAGTTGCGGACCGATGTTGAATATTTACAGTAATCTCTGCATTGCTCTCTTTCGTTCGCATATCCCTTGCTCTAACAATCGACGTTCGGACATCCCAATCCTGCAGCCGGAGGATACGTTGCCAGTCCTCGCATTTCTGCCGCAGTTGCTCCTCCGTAAATATGACTGTCATCAAGCCCACTCCTTAGCAGTAAGATAGACTTCCTGATGACTGCTGTACGGCGGGAACGGCTTGCCGGCCGAGAACGTCTCCACTTGTCCGGTAGCCGCCCTCGTCACGGCGATGATATCACCCTGCTTGATCTCCAACTCCGGAGCGATAAACAGCTTCGCATCGAATCGGATATCGTTCTGTGCCTCAGATTGTCCATTACGCGGAAGCCCCGTCTGCGAGAGCTTGCAGGGCTTGTCCTCGTATACCGGCTGCAGTACCTGCTTTGTCTCCTTCGTGTCCGGATCCTTAACCGGCGCGTGCCGGCTAATCGTGGCCCGGTCCTCGTACATGCGCTCGATCACGCGTCGGTGCCGGCGGTAATTGATCATCGGCCCGTCCCCCAAGTCATGCGCCGGTAATGGTTCAGGTCGGCACGATAGTTGAACACGACCTGATCGATCACGGATTTGGCCGTGTTGGCTAAACCACCGCCGGATCCACCACCGCCGGAGATGGAGGTGTCGCCCACCTTAACG